GTTTTTTCTTTTAATATATAAAACATAAAATAAAAAATAATAAAAAAATATGGCAATTCAAATCGGTAAATACAAAAGACCAGGAATCTTCATAGAAGAGATTGACAAATCGATTATTACCAGTCCTACAGTTGAAGGTTTTGCAAACCTTGTTGTTGGTTTCTCTAAAAAGGGACCAGTTAACTCAGCTGTTTTATTAAAGACAGTCGGTGATCTTGAAAGAATTTTTGGTTCTGTTGATAGACAATTAGAAAGAAAAGGATCGTTCTTCCACAGAACAATATCAAAAATGCTTGAGGCATCTCCAGTATATGCAGTAAACTTGCTCTTGACTGATGATACACTTGACCAGATTGAATATCAATCGGTCTCAGCAAGTCCTGTTTATAATAATGACATAGAAAGATTAGCATCTTATAGAAAATTCTTCGATACGACTGGTTTCTGGAAAAGAGATACTGATTCTTTTATAGACATCTCAAAAGCTAACTCTGGATATGAGGGTAGAGTTTTAAACTTTACTAACTTATCAGATAGATATATCACAGTATTTTGTGTTAAGTCGGCAGTGAATGGTTTTGATAGACCATTACTTGAGTGGTATGGTTCTATAGAAAAATTACCACCATATCTTTATCCTACCGATTTAGCTTCTGAATATTTGGTTGATGTTGTAGTTGTTGGTGGTGACTGGTCAAATTACCAAGAATTATCTGTTGATCCAAGATGGACAGCATATTTTGCTGAGGATGGTTTAAAGAAATCTCAAATAAGAAATTTCGCTAATGACAGAAATGTAACATTACTTGGATATTATGAAGGACTTTCTTTGATTCCATATTTTAGAGATTTAAATGGTAGAAATATATTTATAGAAACTGTTATAAACAGAGAGACTGATAGAACTGGTCTGTTCTGTGCATTTAATAACGATTTAGTAGAAACAGATTATCCTAAAGGTCTAATTGACTTAGTTGGTAACTCATTAGTTTCTGATGATTTATTGAGTAATCCTCCAACATCTGATAAGACATATTACCAATCACTTGATAGTAATGATGGTTCTACTGATGGTGAGCTTTCTATTAATTTCTTATCATATAATGAGAAGATAACTGAAACATTGGCTTATTCAAATAGAGTTCTTGATAGACCAGGTAACGTAGTCGCTATTTTTGGCACAACATCAATTACTAAATTGAATACTTGGACACACTCTTATAATGATTCTTCATCTGTTTTAGGTGGTGTTATATCTGGTCCAAATTCAGATGTTAATTTAGGATATGTTAAATATCCACAAAGAACATATTGGTTCGCTGAGGGATATGTTAATGATCTTTATAGATCAGGTGGTTTTATTACAACTACACATAGTGTTAAATTAGATTACGCTGTTAATTCAACTTCTAATAATGGTTATGCGATAATTGGTGGTAACTATATTCCACTTGCTGGTACATATTCAGTTGAGTTGGCATATACTGATTATCCACAGCTTGGTACATCATCAGGTACACAGTCTTATAACATCGCTTATGTTATCGACACACAAGGTAATATCTCTGTTAAAAAGACAACTGCTACTGGTTCAAAACCAACAGTTAGTGCTACAGATATAGTTCTTGGTTGGGGTACAGTTAGTTTGAATGGTGGTATCTTTGTAACCGGTTCTTTCGCACCTTCTATTACAGACGTTACTATTGGACTTACTTATAGTACTGGAGCTGGAGCTGATGCTTACATTCCTTTAACAAAAGATGTAGACTTCACATTCTCTACAGCTTCTACACCTCAATTGGTACTTTCTAGTGGTGACTTCAAGGTTACATTCTTGAATACAAACTCAACACCTGATGTTACTGATTATTCACAATATAGAAAGTTCAAATTGTTTAATTCTTTACTTACTTATATTGACACAAGTTCTACATTTAGAGGATCTATGTTGATAAATGCTATTACCACAACTGATAAAGTAAGTTTATCAAGTGTTACATTTAGTAATATAGCAACTGGAACAACTGTTAACAAATCATTTGTAGTTTCTACTGGATTAGATGCATCAGATTTAAATGATATTTTAACTCGTGGTGAGTTGGCATTCTACAAATTAGATGATGAATTCTTAATTGGTCAAGCAGGATTTGAAACAAAAGATACTATACCTGTTATTGATGGTACTACCGCATCTTATGGTGTTGTTGGTAAATACTCTAGATTCTATACACAGTATGATCAGGGTGTTATTAATACAGGAGATCTTTTCTATCAAAATGAGTTAAGTGATGATGTTAGGGTTACTTTTGTACCTGGATCTTCAGCTACCGCTTCACTTTCTGGTTACAACTATGTTGTTTTCCAAGTTGAGAAGAATAGAACTTACACTTCAAGAAATCAAAACTACTTTGCAGCAGTTAATGATAACCAAGGAGATGATACTGGTGTACAAGGATATCAATTTTTAATTGGTGGGGTTAATAATTCTGGAGCATTTACTGTTAAGTATGACCAAGGATTGGCAATTGAAAATGGATTAACTCTACCATTTGACGCATCTGGTGATTCTGCACTTGGAGGTAGAGCATTCTTATTAGCAACTTATAGTGGTGGTGTGTTAGACTTTATTGATAACGCAACTTACAGCTACTATGCTTATGAAGTATTTGAAAATGTTGTTAGTGAGGAGTTAAATATTAGTAAATTATACGGATATAGTTCAGAGTTTAATGGTGGTCCAGTTTATTTGGCACCTTACTTGAAAGATAATGGAGACCTTGTTGTTTCTTTTGTAGACTCTACACTTGAAGAACAAAATCTACTATCAACTTTGAATGATGTTAATGGTAACCCATTGGCTACAAATGGTACGATTTATGTTAAGTCACAGAAGAGCAACTTTAAACAAACTATCGAAGTTGAATATCCAAGTGGATGGACACCAATTCCTAATAAGATTCTTGTTAATAGAAGTAGATATGCTGAAGTTAGAGTTGGTGATTTCTTAGAAGCATCTTACGATCCTACTTTACTTAAATCAGATCAAATGCCTAAGAAACTTACTAGAATTCAGACTAAGAAAGTTTGGTCAGTTGATTCTAACTATGTCGAATTATCTTGTGATACATCTATCAAGTTGAGAACATTCAATGGTGATGTTCAAACTAATAGATATACTAAGATTGACGATTATGTTACGACATATAAAGCTATATCACTTAAAGGATTTAGACTTAGAGACGCATCTATTCCAGATGGTACTGAGATAAAACAATCAGCTATCTTAGATGTTATCGCAAAAGGAACTCCTTTGTTCAAAGCTTTGACAAATAAAGAAGCATTTGATTTTAGATATTTGATAGACTCATTTGGATTAGGTCTTAGTGCAGATTCTAAACAACAATTGGTTGACATTTGTGGTGATAGATTAGATGCATTTGGTATCTTAAATATGCCATCATTGAAGTCATTTAAAAATTCTGTAAATCCACTTTTCAAAGATGGAAATGGAACTTTACAAATTGAATATATCGCAAAAGGTGGTGATCCTGAAAGTAATCCAGAGTTCTTGTACTCATTCGGTAAAGGAATTGGAGTTACTTCAGTAGGATACTTCTTACCTTATGTTACAATTGATGACTTTGGAAGACCAATTGATGTTCCACCATCAGCTTATGTAGGATTAACATTTATGAGAAAACATAATAGTACAACTACAAGTATTGTTCCTTGGACAATCGCTGCGGGTGTTAATAATGGTAGAATTACTGGAATTCAAGATCTTGAGCAGATATTCACACCATCTGACTTAGAATTCTTGAACCAAGCACAAATGAACCCATTAACATTCAAGAGAAATAGAGGATTCGTTATTGAGACTGAAAACACTGCTCAAGTACTTTACAAGTCAGCACTTTCATTCATACACGTAAGAGAGGTGTTGATTGAACTTGAGAGAGAACTTTCAAGAATGTTGTTAGACTTCCAATGGAAATTTAACACAAAAGAAATCAGAGCTCAGATTAAGTTACAAGCTGACGTTATCTGTGAGAAGTATGTGGCACAAAATGGTCTATATAACTACTTCAATAAGATAGACGAGGAAAATAACACAGCAGAGATTATTGATAATCAAATCGGTGTGTTAGATACTTATGTTGAACCAATCAAGGGTATGGGTATTATTGTAAATAATATCACAATTCTTAGAACTGGTGCTATCTCAGCAGGTGGATTTATAAATTCATAATAGAATTTGATAATATTAAAAAACCCAGAATTTAATTCTGGGTTTTTTTGTGCAATAAAAAAGTCCGAATTTTATTCGGACTTTTTTTATATTCCCATATTTCCAAAATTTGATCCCATGTTTCCAATATTATTCATCATGGAACCTGGATTGAAGTTTGGCATTGACTTTTGTTGAGTTTCTTCTTCTTGCTTTCTTTGCTTTTCTTCTTCCTCGTTTAACTCATTTACTATTTTAATGTTTTCTTCGAGCATCCAAAATGGCCATTCGTCTATTGAAAACTCATTAACGTGAAAATGTTTTTGTAAAAGAAGTTTATTCTTTAATAAAGGCTTCAAAGGCATCATGAACAACGAAAACACCTGACGCTCCGTTGGGAAATTGCATTTCGGCACGGACCTCCTGACCGTCAATTTCTTTTGCAAGCTCTTTAATACCAAATGTCATTTTACCAACAGCTGCATTTAAAAATTGGAAAGATACATCATCCATTTGCTCAAATTCAGATAAC